TGTCACGTCCTAGTATACGACAAAGACAATTTCAACGGTATGCAGTCAGGCATTGCCGAGGTGGACGCACTAGATGACGGTGAAATATACGTCATGCTGGAAGACGGTACGCACAAGCCTTTCAAGCGTGAGTTGGTTAATCCTTGCTTTGATTGCTGATTGTGGTATTGTTATTTAGTGTGGCTAACACGGAGAAGTTTGGCGGCGGTTGGTTAGGATACCACTAGACAGGGTTCTAGCTTTAGTCCTTACGTTACTTATGGGTGACGGTTCTGACAAGACATCGGAAGTGTCTAGTAGCTTGTCAGGGTCACACAATAATTGGAAATAAAAGTGAGTTAACTAAGCATGCCGTGATGTACTCCAATACACTCGGCAAAGGGTAAGAAAGTTTAGTTTCCAAATAAGCCTTTAGCACGCCAATGCTAGGGGCTTTTTATCAACCCGAACGGGAATAAATCACGCAATATCCACAAAAAATCACGCTAATCATACCGAGCGGGTTTATTTTGGTGTCAATTTCTTTACTTATAGTAAATAAAACAGCACAATTTTAAACTAAACTTCATGCAACTGGCTGTTGGTTATGTCGTATTTTTGTGTCTTATGTTTAAGTCTTTACATGGACTTGCGCCTTATTTATAAGACCTCGCCGAAAGCCTTTGCCGATATTTTTGCCGAAGTTATCCACAGGTTTATCCACATGATTTATAGACCGTATTCCTATAAATCAAAATTTGCACAATTCGTGGTTTATAGTACAATCAAAACACCTTAAATCTTACTTACCTTTTAGGAGTTAACATGCTTGTTAAAGTATGCGAAAAACGTGGCTTTTCACTATGGAAGCACACCAAGCTAGACCACGCTGTTGTTTACGACCAAAACGACAATGTTGTCTTTGAGGGTACGGTTTACCAAACTGGTGTAACCTTTGCCGAACTAACGAAATGAGGGGCTTAATTGCCCCTTTTTGCTTTTATGCAACACACCTGAATTTTTATTATTTTTGTGTTTGATGTATGCAATTTAGTGTGGTTTACTTGTTGGTGGATAGAGGTAATAGTTTATATGGGGGTAGAGGGTAATCTCTATCCAGTCCGCCCAAGCCCCCACCAATTTAAGGACTGGAATTCTTATTATGGTAGACATTTTGCCAAACACGCATTCATTTAACATACACCTTGCAATGGAGTACGGTGTAAAAGAGAGTATTGTTTTAAGCACTATCATTTATTGGTGCGAGAATAACAAAGCAAACGACAAGCACTTTTATGACGATAAATATTGGTGCTACAACAGCCACGAGGCTTGGAGTTCTTTAATGCCTTACTTTTCCTCAACGCAAGTTAAGCGCATAATTTCCAAGCTTTTAAAAGATGGTGTATTGTTGAAGGGTAATTACAATAAGGTTGGATATGATAAGACTTGCTGGTACTCTTACGATGCTGATAAGTTATTGAAATTAAACATAGTACGAAATCGTCCCATCGATAAGACGAAATCGTCCCATCGAATAGACGAAACCGTCCCACCTATACCAGTTCATACCAGTTCAAACACAGTTCAAGAAAAAAAAGAAAAAGGTGTTTTGACTGTTAAGGATTTAAAACCACGAGATAACGATGACCGAGTTCCAGTCACTTTTTGGGGTGTAACGTGGGAAGAGTTTCAAGAAGGTTGCCCTAAAGAGTTTATCGACACAGCAAAGGTTATGTTCCCTGACCAATCTTTCAACTGGTTCGATGCTAAAGAGGCTTTAAAGCTTTTCTATAACCAAAACGCAACAAGCAGAAGCATGTTTCCAAAATGGAAATGGCGTGACATACTAATCAAAAACCTAAACAGCCAAAAAAGGAAATAACAATGGGCAAAACATTTTACAGCCAAGAAGCAGAAGAAAACTTTTTAATCAATATTATGATGGGTGACTACCACCACTTATCAAGACCAGTATATCAAGAGCACTTTGCAATTGATGCGCACAAGAAAATCTTGCAGGAGTGCTTGTGGCTTATAGAGAACGGTAAGGAAATTTCACCGATTGCGCTGGCAGACCGTGGGTGCGATAAAGAAACAATTAAAAAGCTGATTGAGGATTACACGCCATTCGATATCAACGACTGCTGGGGGGTTTTAGAGGAGTACAGACTTAAAAGATGCGTGCAGAGTGAAGCCAACGGCATTTTGAAGCGATTTAGTGAGTTGAAAGGTAAAGAGGTAGCCGAAGAAATACAAAAGCTTTCAAATCGCCTTACAGACGGCATCATACTTGAATCCAAACAAGGCGACCTTGGCGAGCGTTCAAGGGAGTATCTAAAAAAGGTTGCTGACGGTAAGGTTAAGGGAATGAATACAGGCATAAAAAGCTTTGACGATGCTGTGGGGCAATTATTCCACGGTGAGTTGCATATTATCGCTGGCTTCCCTTCCGTTGGTAAATCTGCACTTGCCTTGCAGATTGCCAGAAACATGGCAAAAATGAAGCATGGCGTCAGGTACTTCTCACTGGAAGAGGTTGAGGAAAATTATATCAAGCGCATTGTTTCTAGTGAAACTGGCTTCCCTTATTCAGCTTACAGAAACGGCTTAACGGCAGAGCAACGCAGACAGCAAAACGAGTTATGGCAAAAAGTGTGGGGCGATGGTGGAAGCTTGGCAGGGTTAAACCTAGACCTAGACGATGAAAACGACACGCTGGAGAGCATTTACCTCGCAAGTGCCAAGCAAAAGAACAAGCGTGGACTTGACGTTATTGTGATTGATGGTGCCACAAACGTGTCACACCGTGAGAGCAACGTATTTTTAAAAAATGAAGACATTGCGCAGACTTGCCTAAAGCTTGCGAAGCGTCAAAACATCTGCGTGATTTTGATAGCACACATTAACAATGATATGATTAAAAAAGATAAGGACGGTAAGAAGAAGAAGCCTGATATGTCAGGGATAATGGGTGGCTCGGCAATGATTAAGCCATCATTTACTGTTACTGTTCTTGACAGGGTGACGGAGGAATTTGTTCCTAACCAGCCAACTGAAATTGTGGGTCATATGATTAAGACACGCAACAGCGCACCAAACCAAAAGATATATTTGTCCTTTGATGGTGTAAAGCAGACTTACACAAGCGGTGAACAGGTTAATGGAGTATGGTAAATGCACACTAGAGAAGTAAAAATAAAAAACGGAGTGCCAACGATAATCGCAAGGCACACAACGCCAACGGCATCGCTCTTGTGGAATGGGCACAAATGGGTGGTTGACTATCCCTCGGTTCATTCAATCAATGAGATGATGAAGGCTGTATTGAAACATAAAAAAGAGGACTAAAAAATGAGCCTAACAACAAAAACAAAAATGGGTTTTTACAAAAGAGTAATGGAACGACTGTCAGAGGGTAAGCCAATTTCAAGGCGTTTCTGCGAAATGAACAAGGCGACAATTGAGGAAGTGTTTGAGGTTGTCCGCACGCAAACAAAATACAATCCACGCATTGTAGAATGGCAAAAGGGTGATTACATAATCACATGGCAAGAGAACAGGGATATGTTCACAGACGACATTGACCGCTGGCTAAGTGAAGAAATGCCAAAGCATGAACTGAAAAGAAACGAGGTTAAAATGTGAGGTCAAAAGCTGAAAGCAAACTTCAAGTTCATTGCGTCACTTGGTTCAAAATGCAGTACAGACCAAGCGTGGCGATTATAGAGGCATCTTTAAATGGCGCACCTATGAAGCCGCACCACAAAAAGCAGATGGAACGTGAGGGAATGCTGATAGGCACAGCAGACCTAAAGATATTTCACAGGGGCGGTGTGATACACATCGAGTTAAAAGCACCGCCAAGCATCAAGCTATCAAAAGCCACAGGAAAGCCGATAAAAAAGCAGGGCGGCAAGCAATCCAAAGAACAAAAGCACATTCAAGAAACGGTTGAAAACTACGGTCAGCCTTATTATCTATGCGACAGTATCGAAAAATTTATAAAAATATGCAAAAGGCACTTGCAAAGCTGATTTAGTTAGTTTATATTATAACCATGAACAATATTAAAAAAGGTTGAAGATATGCTAGATAAATACAACAAAGATTTACGCACAGGTGCAATTCGCTTGCACAGCACACGCACGCCATTTTACAAGCAAGCATGGTTTAAACAGCAAGTCGTTGCGTTTTTAATGACTGCCTCGTTTGTGGCGTTAATGATTGTTGGAATGATTGTGGGGGCTGGATAGATGGATAAGATTAAAGAAATAAAAAGCAGGCTTGAAACGGCAGAGAGTAAGATGGAAGAAGTAAAAGAAAAGCTTAAAGTCATGGAAAAATGCGAATGCGAAAAGCAAGAGGAAGTTGTTATCAGAAGCGCAAAGCCTGACAGCGATTTTGGTTATATTTTTGACGCAATGTTTGGCGATGTTAAAGCCGACTTGGAAAAACTAACGGTGGAGGAAGAATAGAAATGAAATTAGAACACAATAAGAAGTATACCCCAACAAAAGGAATAAAAGTTGGAGTTGTTTTTGAATACGTTGGTTTTTGCGGTAAGCCTGAAAATAAAAGTGATGAAAGCAGTTTCAGTCATATATTTGCAAGGTGTGACGGAAATGGTATTGAATGTATATGGGACTGCGATTTACACCTTTACGAGTTCAAAGAATACACACCACCTCGCCCTGACGTGGAATTGCTTGGTGATTTGATTGAACGTGTAAGGTATAGTCAGACATGTTTGCCACAAGAAACGCTCGATTTGTTGCGAGAAGCCGAAGAAATGAAAAAGAGAATGGAGAGCAAATGACATACAAGCTAGAAGACGTGACACCAAGACCTTGGAGGTTCGAACACAACGGAATAGCCGAAACGACTGTGTACCATATTTCAGAAAAAGGCGACCATGAAAATATCTACCGCTCGATTAGTAGCGTTCTATCTGAAGACTTAAAGGATATTTCAAACGCACAACACATCGTCAATTGTGTGAATACACACGACAAGCTCGTGTCGGACAACGAAACGCTTTTGGCATCAGTAGAGAAGCTAGAAGTTTCTAACAAGGAGCTTATTGCTCTTGTTGAGGAGTTGGTTGATACACTAACCAGCGCAAGGAAGAAGACAGAAGACCTCTTGGTTAGCCACAGCGCTTGCCACCCTTCTTTAGTGCCTTGTAAGCTTGCCGAGTTAGACAATGGCATCGAAATGGCCACAGAAACATTGGCAACAATGAAAGAGAGCGAAAGCGATCGATTAAACAAAATTAAAGGGGAGTAGGGTTGTGAGTGTATGGGTCGATATTAACAATGCACCAGTTGGTAAGATTGGGTGGCTTAAAAGCAATAAGAAACTTATAGGTGTTGGCAAGATAAACAATCAAGGTTTGCCAGTTGAAGTTTTTGATGATGAAGAGCTTAATGAGATGCAGATTTTAAGAAAAGAGGCAACTCACTATGCACACCTTGAAAGGTATAAGGATTTTGAACAGGCAAAAATTGGAGCAAGATTAGAAAGGCTTAACAAATGACAACAAGAAAAGATGTTGAAGAGGCTTTGGTAGCATTAGACAACCTTATAATACCTGATGGAGAGCATGTTTACGACAACTGTGATGCGTTGCTTTATCATCATAGCGATATAATTAAGCAAGCCCTTCAAGAAAAGCTAAACCGTTTCGACACAATAGGGACAGTTGAATATGTACAGGAGCAAGAATAAATGAAAATACAAGAGGCAATGGCAAGTCTAAAGCAAGAAATTGCCGACATAGAAGAACTGCACAAGACAGAAAACGACCCACGATTTAGAAAAGAGCATTCGCTAGACGTGCTAAAAACTATCACAGAATTCACAGAAAAGGTGCTGGGCGAGCCTAGCGAGGCGATGGTAGAAGCAACCATAACAAGCTTTAACGACAACGGTAAGCTTGCGCTAGTGTCACATGCGAAGTCGTATATTAACCAAGCGAGAAAAGAGGTGGAAGGTGTTGACTAGGATTTTTGACAATTTTTTGGCATTTAATTTTCTTTTGCTAGGTATAAGCCTTGGACTTTCAGTTGTAGGTTCTGTTGTCGGTTTGTTTGTTGCAATAGTTGACTGTGTAAATGGCTCTTTCGATGTTGTAAATAAAGTAGGCGTTTGCTTTGCATTGGTACACTTAGTGTCTTTATATATTTGCATGATGGACAATGGTAAGCGCATTGATGGCGTTGTTTTTGGCGATAATGAAAGGAAATAAAATGAACGAACTAATAACAGCACTAGCCTTCGCTTGGCGGAGTATGGACGGTAGACAGGGTGCACCTAAATACTGGAACGTGTACATTTATTTGGGGCTTTTAACCATATTATGCGGATATGTTTATTTGGAGTACATGACAGCATGGCAAGCACTTGGCATTTATGCCGTATTGTTGACGTATATTTTGAGTGGTTATCGCAGTTTAACGACTTATTGGGTTTATTATCACATTAAAAAAGACTGTTACGGTAGAGTTATAAAGCTTTGCGAGGAAGTTGGTAACAAGAAGCAATTATACAATTACAGAAGAATGTTGCATTGGCTCGAAAAGTGGTACAAAGCAGACGACAAAGGCTTTACATCATGGCACATGTCATACCGCTACGTTATCGCTGGTTGCATGATTTGCGCTATACTTAACACATGGAGCGTGCCTTATCTAGTCGCTTGTAGCGTTGCTGGGTTGCTTTTCCCATTGCGTGTTAGGTATTGGAGAACCGAAGCAAGTGCAAGGCTTACAGAGGGCGTGCTAGGGGCTGTTGTTATAGGGGGCTGGACATGGCTAGTGTAAACGGCATTATATTTTTAGACATTGACGGTGTTTTAACCTCAAGCCGTGTTTATGTTGCAACAAATGAAAAGATTGTGGGCGGTACATGGGGGCAGTTTGACCCTGTTGCTGTGCAGTTTTTAAACCATGTTTGTGCCGAATATGGATACAAAGTCGTCATAAGTAGCACATGGCGAAACCACTACGACAGAAGAACGATGGGTGCGATACTAAAAGGAAACGGTTGTCGTTTTCAGTTGCACCCAAACTGGAAAACTGACAGGTTTAAGGGTAGTCGTGGCGAGCAGATAGAGCGGTGGTTTGATAATGATAAATCCGTAAAGCATTATATTATCCTTGACGATGACAGCGACTTTTCAGACGAGCAAAAGAAGTGCCATGTCAAGACGTGTGGACTTAACGGCATGATGTTGGAGCATTATTCAAAGCTTGATAAGCTGTGCGTATCGCAAAGGGATAAAGTCAGAAATGCATAAAACATACTTTAAACCACCCAAAGGACACAGGAAAAACCGCAAATACATGGAAGCCGTGGCGAAGCTTCCTTGTTACGTTTGCTATACAACGCCTGTGGAAGTGCATCACAAGATTGGTGGCGTTAAGGGCATGGGCTTAAAAGCACCTGACACCGAAACCATACCGCTATGCCAAGCTTGCCACCGCAAAATCCACCAAGATTACAACTGGTTCGACCAAGAAGAAGCCGTAAAACGCACAAGGGAAAAAATAATTGCGTTTAACCTTATTTTAGAGTTTGACATTTAGGTCAAGCGTGTTTATATTATAACCATGAACAATATAAATAAAGGTTAAGCAAATGAGCAATATTCCACAAGATGTATATTTCCACCCTCAAATTGATGGCTATCCCGATGCTAAAGAGTTGGGATACTTTGTCGAAAGCGATGCTGTTGGTGATGAACTTATTGAAAACATCGCAGACGCTATTGAAAAGGCAAAGGCTAACACAGCTTATGAAGTTGGCGCACAAGGTTCGGAAGAGTGGGAAGAAGCGGTATTTTTGCGCACAGAGTTTAACGACCAAGAAGAAGATGAAAGAATTCTAACAGTTAAGTTCAACGGTAAAACATTTACATGGGAGATTATTAAATGACGATAGATAAGGAAACAGGGGAATGCACACTTCCCCTTTCAATTTACAAAGCCTTTTTTGAGGTTCAGCGAAAGGTCGGCAAAGTTAAGAAGGACGCTAAAGGTCACAACAGCCGTTATGCCTCGCTTGGTGCGGTGTGTGATGCAGTTTACCCAATTTTGGAAGACCACGGCGTTTTTGTATCACAGCCACCGACAAGAAGCACAAGCGGTGCTGGTGCTGGTGTTTTGGTTGTAACTGAATTTGTGGACATTAAAACAGGCGATGTGTTGCGATACGAAACAGACTGCCCTATGGAACTTAAAAAACTTTCAGACCCACAGGCGTTTGGTAGTTCTATTTCCTACGCCAGAAGATACGCATTGCTATCAATTCTCGGATTGGTAACGGAAGACGATGACGGACACAGCGCAAGAGTTAGCCTTGAGAGTGAGGCAGATAATATTTCACGTTGCGACAACTCGGAAGACTTGAGAAGTATTATGAAGTTTTACAAAGACCTTCCACTTGCCAAGCGGCATATTGGAATGCTGACAGTTTTGGCAAAGCACAAGCTTGCGATTTTAGAGGCGGAAGAAAAAGAGGCAAAGAATGCACAAGAAAAGTAGCCTAGAAACTCAACTTGAAAGGGCGTTATCCAATTGCGATAGCGTCCAACAGATTGATGAAACTTGGGAGCGATTTCTAACGTACTTTGAAACCGTTAAAAACAACGTACAGATGATTTATACGGATAAGAGAAATGAAGTCACAGGAAATATTAGTAACAAAGGACATTGACCTTGAGGAGTGCTACCAAACACTAAAGTGCTGTTTGAGTAACACAAAGCATGGGTTGAAAGTTCAAGTCAAAGAGAACATTCAAAAGCGAAGCACCTTACAAAATGCCTTTTACTGGGCGTGCAATAAAGATATAGCAAAGTTTATGACTGACGCTGGTTGTTATTTCACGCTACAAGGCGAAAAGCTGGAGTACACAAAAGACGTTGTGCACATGATTAACAAAGTTCACACAGGCGTTGAAACCACGACAAAGATGTCCATTAAGGATTTTGTCGAGTTAGTGGATAAGGTGCAAGACTTTTGGGTTATGAATACAGGCGGCTTTTACACTCCAAAGAACGTAAGAAAAGAGGCAGAAAAATGGAAAAAGTTGGAGTAACTTATAGAATAAAAGAGCCTATTTGTGGCTATAAAGAAGGAACTTTGGTCAAGGTATTTGATTGGAGAGGCGATTTAAAAACTTTGATGGTTCGAGGCAACAAGGGTCAAGAGTTTTTATATGCTAAAGAAAAACAACTAGAGAAAGTAGAAAAATGATTATCACAACAGCAACAGGAAACGTGGGTCGTGCGGACTTTAAAGAAGTTGGCGACACAAGCTTGCTAGAATTTAGCATCGCATCGACAGAGCGTTCAAAGGACAACGAATACACCACATGGCTTACCTGTAAGCTATGGGGCAAGCGTGCGGAAGCATTGCAGAAGTACATTGACAAAGGCACAGCGTTGGTCGTTACAGGCGCATTGCGTGAGGAAAGCTGGGAAAAGGACGGAGAGAAGCGCACAAAGCACGTTCTCAACGTGGACAAGCTAGACTTCCAGCGTGGCGGCAAGTCGGAAGGTGGTTACAATGGCGCAACAAAGCCAGCGTCACCATCGCAAGATGATGCGTTTGAGGACGATGAAAATTTGCCCTTTTGATGGAGAAGCCACATGACAATATTCGAGAAATTTAAACAATACATAAAAGACAACCCTGCCAAGCGTGATAGTTTGGCAGACATTGCAAAGCATTTAGACGTTGACCGACAAGTATTAGCCACAACGCTACAAAAGGCGGAAAAGTCGGGAAAAATGCATGTAGTGCGAGAAAATGCAAAAAAATATAAGTTTAAGGGTTGACAGTACATTAAATAAGGGTTACAACATAACCATGAACAACATCAATAAAGGAGATATAAAGATGACAGGTTTTATTTTGGCAGTAGCATTAGGTTTAGGTTTTGGACAAATGACTTTTGAACAAGGTCAAGCCAACCCCGAAGCTAAGACATACCTACACGTTGAGCAGTCTAAGAACGTGACAGGCGGTGTAGCCAATGACCGAGTTTACGGTGTAGACGAAGTTAAATAATAACAGCCCTGCCGTTGGGGTTAAACAGCGGATATTTAAAGAAGGGGTGTGAACCTGTGAACGTGACAGGTTTAGCTTGGTAACAGGCAGTGGGCAACCACGGAGTTGTCAGCAACGCTGGCAGGGCATGCAGGAAAGGTATAGCGCTTGGGAAATCCTGCCCCCTTCTTTAAGTAAGAGGTTCGCTTTGTACGGCGGTTGAACAAGCAAAGAAGCTTGGGGCGTGAAGAACGCTTGCAGGAAAGCTACGGCTCTGCGACACAAATAGTACACATGGGGAATGCCAAAGAAAGTTCCATGTAAAGACACAGTTTGGCTGACTGCTGGGAATAGACCAGCTTATTTAAACAGCCTCGCATTCTGCACATCTTTAACGTGTGGGGCTATTTAAGTAAACAAAAGGAAGAAGAACGATGAATTTACACACATTATCTTATAAACGTAAAGAAAAGGTTGGCAAACTATCCAAGCAACAGCTTATCCGTCACCTTGAAAATATGTATGAGGAAGCAACGGAAAGCACTAAACCGCTTTTAGCTGATTTGTACACGCACTTCCTGCCACCTGTGCCTAAAAAGGCTAAGAATGCTTTTGAGTGGGTTGCCAAGGCTTGTTCAAAGGAATTGCAACGTCCATATTTAAACCACGTTTACTGCGATGGCTCTAAGATTGTGGCAACTGATGGTCACAGATTGCATTATGCAACTGCGCCTGATGGCATTGAGAAAGGTTTTTACGACCACACAGGCAAGAAAATTGAAGGTGTTGACTATACATTCCCTGATTGGGAGCGTGTAGTGCCAAAAACAGACAGTCGCTCTGACACTTTGAACATCAAGACGATGGAAAACATTTTGGAAATATCACCTATTTCCGAAGTAAACATTACCAAGGGCGAAAACGTATTCTTGAACATTGGCGGACTTTGCGGTCAGGTGTGTGTTGAGAAACGGTTGCTTGAAAGCGCTTTAAACGGACAGGATGAATTTACGGTTCATTTCAAAGATTGGGGCTTAAAAGAGTTTAAGATGCTAGAGGATGGCAACCTTGTTTGCTACCGTGACCCGATTATTTTATTTGTTGAACACGGAACGGCTGTGATTATGCCAAGAAAAGAGGAGCGTGTTTAATGAAGATTATATACGAGGGTGACGTTTCTTGCATTCATATGATACCAGAACTTGTAAAGTATTATGAAGCTTACGGCGAAAAATACGGCTGGACATCACCATCCAAGGCAGGTGTTGCCACTTTTGATGTAAACGGAGTTGAGTTTATAGGCATGCCGTACATGGTAAAGTCAGGATTAAAAATAAGAGTTTGGGAGAGAAGAAAATGTCCAAAACAGACGCATACATTGGACTAGCGATATACATAACAACAATGGCTGGCTTGCTGTACCTTGCCAACACGCTTGGCGAAACGGAAACACGGCTAAACTACATCTGCGGTGAAGTGCAAAAGCTTGACTTGCTGGTGGTTGATAAAGAGGGGGTTTGTGGGTGAAGGACTTATTTTTTATTGTGCTTTCTGTGATTATGTTTTTGTGCTTGGTTGCAATGGCTGTTTCTTACAAATACTGGACATTTAACGAATGCAAAAACATGGGTGGAAGTACCGTGTATTGTCTACTTAGGGGGTGAAGATTGAAGATGAAAGAACAACTTAAACAAGAACTGTCAGACGCTATCTATGACGTTGCTATGCAAAAGAAGTGGTATGAAATGGAATGCGATAGCGAAGTGGCAGAGTGTTGCGCATACTTAATGGAAAGTATTGGCGACTTAGTTGACAAGCAATTTGTAAAGATGTCGATTGCCAAAAGCGCAGAATGTGCTACAATAAAAGAGTAATAAAAACAAAGGGAAAACAATGTACAAATACGAAAACGAAAACGAATTTTTAGAAACGCTACTGGACAAGCCTGTCATGGTTTTTCTTGTAAACGGCATTAAACTTATGGGGACGCTAGACCAAGTGTTTGACAGCGGTGATATCTTGCTATCAAGGGATAACGCAACACAGTTGATTAGACTTAACGGTCAGGGGACTGTTTCACCAAACAACAAAGAGCAATATTAAGGAGATGGACATGAAAAAGTTTTACAAAAAATACTCAAGGCTTATCGGCGCTTTTATTTTTGCATCTCTTGCGCATATCAACATCATGAATGGTCAGGAAGGGCTTGCAACGCTTGCTGTTGTTGTGTCTTTGCTATCAATTCTTGATTTTGTAGTAAGTCGGAAGGGTTGATTGAATGTATAAATTAGTCAACGGACGTGTTTTGGATAAAAAGGCTGAAACTACATTCAGGAAATTCTTTAAGTCAAAGTACGGTAAAAAGGCAACACCAATGCAAATCAAAAGAGGTGTTGCGGCAATGAACATTACGCAGTTGCCATGTGAAGAGATTGACGAGGGTTGGTATATTCAAGGTGCTGTGTATTTTAAATGAAAATAAAAGGAACAATAAATCGACATGGGTTTCACAATATCAAAATCATGGTCTATAATAAACGAGATTGACGCTTTTAAAGCTGTTGGTCTTGAGCCTGACAAAGAAACGCTAGAGCAACTTTTGAAGATGGCTAAGTCTAACTTGTCAAGGTTAGAAAAAAGCAACAAGGCAAGGGTCAAGTTGCAAGACATTAAAAACCCACCTAAAAATAAAGTTGATTTAACTCCAAAAAGGTCGGAGTTTGTAGTGACAGAACATGCTGTTCTAAGGTACTTGGAGCGCAAGGCTGGAATACCTGTCAAAGAATTAAAGGAAAGTATCCTAAGAGAGGTTAAGAAAAACGCTGTCGGCGGTGATTGCAAGCTGACGGTTTTAAATGGCGATGTAAAAGTCGTTGTGACTGATTACAAAATCGTAACGATTTACTAAAAACAAAAGGAAGAATAAAAATGAATGTGATTTATATTTCAAGATGGTTTAAAAGCTACGAAAAAGACTACGACACGCAACGAGAGGCAGTTTTAATGCACTTAGAGCGTGGCAAGACACTCACACAGCTAGAGGCGACTAAAAACTACTCTATACTGCGATTGAGTGCGATTATACACAGCCTGCGCAAAGAGGGTTACGACATCACTACAAAGCGCAAGGCTTGCCGCAAAAAGGGAACTTATGCGGAGTATTCGCTATGAAGATGGTTGGGATGGATAATTATGGAAGTGTGCTGTCGCATGTTGACGCAGATTTTCCGCCTCACATGAAGTCACACGACTATCATGGCGAAGTTTTGGTTTGCAAGTACACCGACATTTCAAAGTCTGTCGCTTTTAGAAAAGAGGTGCAGAATAAGTTGAGTGATGGGTCAACGCTTGAAGAGAGGCTGGAAGTTGTCGCTGATGTTTACGCCAAGTTCAGGAAGTTTGATTGTGGCAAAAGAGACAGAAATTCGCCTTTCATGCAGTTTGCAAGGGACGCTTGGGTCGCATATAAGTTATAGTCACTTTAAACGGTGGCTTTTTTTTGTTATAATAAGGGATAAACAAGAGGTGAAAATGAACGCAAAAGAATTAAACAGCACACTAGATGAAATGAGAGCGACCCAGCAAGAGGCGTTGATTGCTTACTGTGGCAAGAAGGGTCATATGTTCGCACCTCAATTGGTTGGGACTGACTGCGTTGTGGCATGTAAGATATGCGGTGAATTGCAAGCAAGGTATTTAAACAACAAGAAGGTGTGCAAGTGATGGCAAGGCCAGTTAAGTTTAAGAGCAAAGAAGAAATACTTGAAATGTGGGAAGAGTATTACAAAGAACAATGCCAAAAGGCGGCTATTGCTGATTTAGCTTCCCCGATTTTAACCATGTCAGGGCTTGCAAGACGTTTAGGCTTGAGCAGACAGGGGCTTATAGACTACTCCAAAAAGGAAGAGTTTTTTGACACGATAAAAGAATTGCGTGAAATGGTGCATGAAAGCGTAGAAGAAAGGTTGCTTTCAGGTGTAGCGCAAACTGGCTCGATTTTCAACCTAAAAAACAACTTTGGTTGGAAGGACAAAACAGAGCAGGAAGTTTCAAGCACAGTTAAAAGCATTGTTGTGCGTGATAACCGTGACAAAGAAGCCATTGACGATTTAGACAGTATTTAACGCCATGGACACAGTCGAGTTAAAGCTGACAAACGTATTTCACAAGAACGTAGCGGAGTACAAGAAAGGTTATAGGAATATAATCAACCAAGGTGGCTCATCCAGTTCAAAAACTTTCAGCACGCTTCAAATACTCACACGCATTGCGATGCTTAAAAAGAAGCAGATTGATATTGTCGGCTTAACCGTCCCTCACTTAAAGGCTGGTGTGTTAAATGATATGCCTCACGTTATGGCTGGCTATGGCTTGGTGTTTGAGGACTTTTTCAACACGTCCGACAAAAAGATTAAATTCCCCAGCGGTGGAGTGATGAACTTTATAGCCATTGACAAGGTTGGCAAGGCACACGGTGGTCGTAGGGATATTCTTTACATGAACGAGGCGAACCACCTTTCCTATCCTATTGCAGAGCAGTTAATGATTAGAACAAGGGAAACGGTGTTCATTGACTACAACCCGACTGCGGCGTTTTGGGTTCATAACAAGATACTAAAAGAGCAGGGCGACAAAAGCGTTTTAATCAAGTCAACGTACAAAGACAACCAGTTCCTAGAGCAACACATTGTAGACACGATTGAAAGCAAGCGAGGCGATGGCAATAACAACTTTTGGCGTGTTTATGGCTTGGGTGAATTGGGTATAAGCGAGGGGCTTGTGTTTGATAACTTCAAGGTTGAAGAGTTTGATAAAGAGCAGTTTAACGAATACCGACACGGTGTTGACTGGGGTTACAGTTCCGACCCATTTGCATATGTAAGAAGTGCCATACACAGGAACAAGCTTTACATATGTGACGAGATTTACCAGCGCAAGCTTTTAAACAAGGACAGCGCACCGCTTGTGAAGTCATACGCCAAGGGTGACGTGGTCGTGTGTGATAGCGCAGAGCCTAAGAGTGTGGCGGAGTATTGCTCTTTAGGCATTAACGCACATTCAGCTAAGAAGGGGCAAGGAAGCGTTGAGAGTGGTATTAAGTTCATGCAAGCGTTTGACGAGATTATCATTCACCCCGATTGCCCGAATTTTAATGACGAGATGCTAAACTATCAATGGAAGGTAGACAAAAACGGAGAATGTCTGCCGACCCCGATTGATGCGTTTAACCACCTTATTGATGCTCAAAGGTATGCGCTAGAGGGCGACCAGCAGTACATGAGAACCAAGCTTGTAGGAATGCGACCATTTTAATGCGAAAAGTTTACATATACGGACACTTAAAAAAGGACGGAAAACAATCCACGGTAGACTGGGAAGGTTATTTACAAGGCTCGTTCTTTTATCCTGACAAAAATAATGCTAGAATGTTTTATAAGGTTGTAAAGTGCCATGTTGGTTGGACGGACGGCATTTATGCCAAACACATAGAGGATTTAGACGAGTGATTGAATTATTTACAGTAAAGCGATGGAATGACTACGACTTTGTGCAAGATACGTTGCCAGCAAGTGACGGCACATGGCTTTGCTCTTTGACTGCATCGCCTTACACACGAGGTCACAGCTACCAAGTAACAGGCGGAACAGCCACACGCATTGAGGCTAACAAAGACTTGCGCATTGAAAGCACTATTCACACAACGCTTGAAAACGTGATGCAATGGCTGAACAACTGGTTTTATGTATCACGCAGATTGCAAGACAACACATACCGCTTCAATGAAGGCTTTTGGGAGTTCACTCCGATTGCGTTGGCTCGTGATTACGAAGCGTATGAGAGCGACACAAGCCTTTATACGTTTGCTAGTGGTGTTGTGACGAATTTAGAGCAAGATATCTTCCAAGTTGGCGACCTTGTAACATTCAAGGGCGGACTGCGTAACAGCGTGAGCGGATATGTAACAGCACAAAGCACAGGGCAGATTACTATTGATAATCCAAACACAAAAGACACGACAGAGCTTGCTGTGGCGTTCTTAAGCGACATTCCAACGGCTGTGGAGCAAGTGGTTGAGCAAATGATTAACTGGGACGTGTTTAGCCGTACAGTCAGCGACAAGAAGAGTGAGCGCATTGGCAACTATTCTTATGATAACGGTGACGTGATGGTTGGCTCTTTGCTTTACCCTTCACACTTCACAACACAACTCGAAAGTTACAGGAGAACAAACTTTGTCGCTTAAAGGATATTACAAGCCGATTTCAGTATACCGCTTTTCAGATGGTGACTTTGGTTCGCCTAGTGGCTACGCTTTTTCGCACATGGTGAAGGGCATCATTCAAGCACCATCTAACAGCAACACTTTCCTGAACGGTAAAGACACTTCAAACGTTGCTGGGGTGTTGTTTGCTGACGTTGGTGTGGACATTCAAGAAAAGGACAAGGTGAGCGATGGCTCAAAGTCTTATCTTGTGAGCGGCGCTGGTTCGCAGTCTAACGGTGTGACAGGCATTAAGGCGCACCATGTAGAATACAGCTTGGTATTTGATAATGACGGTTGAAGTTAAAGTCCCTCTATATGAGCAAGTGATTGAGGACGTTATCGACAGCACGAAAAAGCGTGTGCTTGCTAGATTGGACGCACAGGCAAAGGTTACAGCACCAGCGGACACAGGCTTTTATCGCAGACAGATACGCATTGAGGGTGACGAGGTTGTGGCAAACGCTGAATATAGTGCGGCTATTGAGTACGGTTTTAGCAATTTTGTGGAGCAAGTAAGCGGTCACACAAGAGTGGTTAATGGCAAGACGCAGAACGTCAAGCCGTTTACAAGGGTAATGAACAGACGACCAAACCCTGTAATGAGAAGCGCCGCAAGAACGGTGCAGAAGCAGGTTGAGGGTATATTTATAAGGGAGTTAAAGAAACGTGTTTGAACAAGCGTTATTTCAGTATGTAAAGGACAACTTCCAAGTCACCGACAGCGGTGGTTCACCTATTGCAGATCTTACGCCGTCAATTCACTTTGGCGAAGCGCCCGAAAGCACCGAAGCACCCTATGCTATTATGTATGTGCTGGATAGTGACGGCGACCCACAAACGCTATGTGATGAACAGTTTGACAGCGGAAACAGCTTAATCCAGTTTAATATTTACTACACCGACATGAAAAACAGCTTTTACATTAAACAGCAACTTAATGAATTTCTGACACAAATACCCACTTTGACATTGGGTGCTGTCAGTTATACAATCAATAGGACTACACATGGCGCAAGCCCTAGCGCACAGACGCTAACAAACGGCTTGGCTGTTGATGTTTTAGCTAAAACGTTCAATTATACAAAGGTTAATTAAATGGCAACAAAACGACTTACAGACCTAAACGGCAACTTTGCCAAAGGTACAGTTGGCTCCCTTATTGAGGGGGACGGCACAACACCAATCCCAAGCGATGGCTGGTATCTTGTTAAATCCGTGGCAACAAGCGGTTCAACGCTTCCCACAGGTATTCTTGCTGGCTACCTCGTTTACCTTGAAACAACAGACACACCAGCGGTTGACGATGATGTTGCACCAGTAACATTCACGAACATGTGCTACGTTCAAAACGGAACTCTTGACTTCAATAAAGACGAGATTGAAACAACTGTTCTTTGTGACGACATTAAAACTTACATTGCTGGTCGTACAGACCTTTCAGGTTCATTTGATGGGGTTTACGAAGCTGGTAACGAAGAGGTTAAGGATATTGTTAACCGCTTTATTGACACCGTTTCACTTTCCGCAGATGGCTCAACCGCAACAGTATCACAACAAAACGGCGATATTTTCTATCTGCAACTTGAAGTAAACAAGGCGTCAACTCAAGGCGAGCCGACAGAATTTTACTTCTTGCCTATCACTATTCTGTCAACATCTAGCGGCATTTCCCAAGGTTCTGCGCAGACGTTTTCAGCAAATGTGCGTGTTACTGATGATGGTGTTAACAACATTAACCCAGCGTTTTACAGTAAGGCGGTTGTATAATGCGATTGAAGGTACTTACAGAAAACATACGTTTAGTGCCTAGCATTTGTGAGCAGTTGGAAGGTGAGTTTGCGCTTATCTTCCGACAGCCTGCACAGGCAGACGTTATCGAGTTTGCGACTGTACAGACTTCTAAAGAGATTTTAGACGTTATGAACAGCTTATTTATCGAGTTTGAGAACAAGCCTGAAATTGAAGACGAGAACGGCGATTTAATCGAATACGAAACGATGGCGGACTTGTTCAAGTACAGTAACGGCGTTATTTCTTCCGTTATGACGGACGTTGTTTTAAAGTTCAAAGACATTCGCAAGAGCGTGTTTGAAATTGAAAAAAAGTAACCACCGCCTTTGTGCTTCTTAAAACAGGAAAATACAAAGAGATTTCAGGGGCGGAACGTGACCGCCTCTATTTCGTTGGCAATGTTAAAAACCCTGTTGCGATAGGCAAGAAAGGTGAATTGTTTGACCTTGTGGACGAGCAGTTTTTTGAGATACTGGATTTATACAGGTGGCATAAATGTGGTATGATGAAGATAGAAGTTGAAAAGCACCCTGCTATTGTTTGCAACGGTGTAAGAGCATTGATGGAGTTTAGCTGATGGCAGATGGTAAAGTTCGGATTAGAGTTGAAGATAACGCCCAGCAGTCGGCTAGAAACTTTGACAAGCTAGATAGAGAGTTAAAGGACGTATCCAGTAGCGCAAGCAAAACTGACAAGTCCATGGTTAGCCTTAAAAACGCCCTTGTGGGTGTTGGTAGCTTTTTAGCGGTTCGTGAGGTTTCAAGATTTGGCGGTGCGTTGATTAACGCCGCAAGCGATGCAGAAGAAACGGCTAACAAGTTTAACGTAGTATTCCAAGACGTAAGAGATGAAGCCACGCAAACGGCTGACGAGATTGCTGAAAGCTTTGGCTTGTCCTCCAAGGCTTCACAACAATTCCTTTCAGACACAGGCGACCTTTTGACAGGTTTGGGCTTTACAGGTGAAAAGGCGTTAGAGGTTTCTGATGCTGTAACACGTCTAGCGGTAGACCTTGCTTCTTTTACCAACGTAGAAGGCGGAGCAACGAGAGCGTCACAGGCTTTAACAAGTGCCTTACTGGGTGAGCGTGAGGCGGTTAAGTCTTTAGGTATCGCCATTGGTGAGGCTGACATTAAAAGGCTTGCGGAAGAAAAAGGCATTGTTGGTGAATTAGACCGACAGCAAAAAGCACTATTAACACTTGAGTTGGCTTTGGGTCAGTCCAAAAACGCAATCGGCGACTTTGCACGTTCACAGGACAGCTTTGCAAACTCTTCAAGGGTTCTTGATGGTGCTCTTGAGGATTTAAGCGCAACACTTGGCGAGGTTCTTTTACCCACAGCAACTGATACGGTTAGCGTATTGAGCGACCTTGTGCGTGGTATTGATGATTTCGTTTCAGGCACATTCACCTTAGACGGCAAGATTAGGGAAACAGAGGAAGTTATTGCAAGCCTAAAGCAAGAAATTGCAGATGGTGTCGGCTTCTTTGATGGTGTTTTTGGTTCTAGCGCAGAGGAGCGTTTGGATTTCTTTGTGCGTGAGTTGGCAAAACTGCGTGCTGAACGTGACGCATTGCTATTTGATAGCGCACAGGGCAACATACTTCCCGAACCAGCATCACAGCAGGACACGGTCACTCCTAAGATTGAAGAGTTGAAGCGTGCTGTGCAACAGGTTGAGGGCGAAACTGAAAAGGTTGCAGACGATAGCGTACAGAAGACCGCAAGATTGATTGACTTTGCGCAAGAGGGCGTTGACGATTTAGGCAATGGCTTTGCTGATGTGTTTGTGGATGGATTTAGAAGCGGTGAAGATGCGGCTAGACAGTTTGGCGGTGTTGTTTTAGACATTATTGGCGGTATCGCAAGGAAGATTGCACAGGAAAAGCTTGCTGGCATATTTACGGACGTTATCGGAAGCTTTGGTGGCGGTGATGTTACAGCCAACGCAAAAGGCAACGCATTTGAAAACGGAAGCGTCAAGGCATTCGCTAAAGGTGGCGTTGTAAATGCGCCAACATTCTTCCCTATGGCTAACGGTGGCACAGGCTTAATGGGCGAGGCTGGTGCAGAAGCTATCATGCCACTACGCAGAACAAGTGACGGACGCTTGGGCGTAGAAGCACAAGGCGCAAGTCCTACAATCAACGTGATTAACAACAGTCAAGCGCAGATTGAAACGGTACAGCGACCCAACAACGAGTTTGATATTATTGTGAGAGAGGTCAGCGCAGTATTATCCTCACAAAGAAGTGACGGTGCTGTGAGTTCGGCATTGGCTAGACAGCGTTCAAGTGGAGTACAGGGGGCATAAATGGCAACGTGGAGATTTGGCGAGATTATCGCTAACAGCTTTAAAAACGAAATTCAGCAGGGTTACAGCGAGGTAACGCCAGACGCTGGTTCTTTGTACCGTAGACAAGAGTTTACAGACGTAAAAGACCTGATACAAGGGCAGTTCATCTTAACACAGGTGCAATACCTAGACTTTATGGACTTTTACCGCCGAGAGATTAGGCAGGGTTCTTTAAGCTTTGAATATTATGACTGCCGTGTGGATATGACAAGAACAGCCAGCATTGTCGGCAAGCCAACCTTTACGACTATAAGCAACCGTTACTATGTAAACATCACACTAGCGTTAGAGGAAGTGTCTTACATCATCGACCAAAACCTTGTGACTGACAGCGGCGAGTTGGTTGTAACTGACAGCGGTGAACAGATTACAGTACAAGTTGAGGTGCGTGTGTAATGCCTATTGAAATGATAAAAAGCGCATTTAGTCGAAAGCTGGGGCGGTCAATTAAGGTATTGTTGCAGTTTGAACACAGCGGACTATCGCAGACGTTCAGGCTTGTGGATAACACCGAGGCGGTGGAGTATAACGGCAACACGTTCAACCCATATCCATTTAAATTCGTAGCTAATTCTCAAGGTGAAACGCAGGGCGCAAGGCTTGTGTTGTCTAACGTGGACAGAACGCTTGCCAACGAGATTAGAAACGTAACCGACAACGAGAGCATCATTTGTTCCGTATGGGTGGCACAGATTGAAAAGGACGGCGACACGTTAAACGTAGACGCACACCCAGCAGGGGTGTTTGAGGTCCAGGGCATTGTTGTTAAGAAGGACGCAACGAGCATGGTTTTAAACTTGCGTGTGAGCCTTGAATTTAATTTGTCAACCGTGAGATACAACCCCAACTTATTCCCGAACTTGTACATATGAAGCCTGAATACTTTAGCAAGCAGTTTGAATTGGGTAAGGTGGATTGCTGGACGCTTGTTCAGGCGATATTCAAAGACCGCCACAACATGGACTTGCCTGACTTCCCTTTTGTGGTTGAGGACGAGCAAAGAGCCTATAACGAGTTTAGAAGCAATTTAAAGCTGGAGAAGGTGCAACGAGCCTCAAAGGGTTGTATAATTGTATTTAAGAGCGGTAAAGACACATTCCATTGTGGCTATGCGTTAAACTCAAAGGATTATTTTCACATGACGAGAAAAGGCGCAACCACAACGGCAATCCCTAAAAAGGCAGAAATATATAAGGTGCTAGATGTTTTATAAGATTAAAGAGAAGTTAAAAGGTGGCTTGCTTGCGCTAGAGCGTAAAATTGCACGTTTGTTGTTCAGCAAAAAGAATGGCGTTGTGTTTGTAACACAGCACTCCGTTGGCGCAAAAGAAACGGAAGACCGAAACATCGCTGGTTCACGCCTTATCGCACACTTCACACGCAGACAGATTGAAACGGTGCTTGTGAATGGTCGCAAGGCTACGCCATACCAAAAGCTTAATGCTGGTGACGTTGTAGACGTTTACGTTAGACCGAATGACGTTGGTGAAATTGTCGGCTTTGTGGTTGCGGCTGTTCTTATTGTTGCTGGTGTGGTTACTGGCAACCCTGCCCTTGTTCAAGCTGGTATTGCCCTTGCGGTTGGTACAGGTGTGAGCCTACTCACAAGGCTTTTAACTCCAACCCCTGACGGCTTGGCAGAGGGCGACCCTGTAAGGCAACGTGCTTCAATTCGTGGCTCTGAAAACACAACGTCAAAAGGTATCCTTCCTGTTCTATTCGGTCAAACACTTCAAACACCTTTTTATGGTCAGCGACCTTACAGGCTTGTAAATGATGGCTCGCCTACCAACAAGTATTTGCAATATTTTATAGCTAACTTTAATGACGTAAATATTTACGATGAAAAGCTTGGCGAAAGCGCAATAGGCGACTTTTCCACCGAATACCTGACAATCAACAGAAGCTTTGGTGGCTCTGCCTTTATTGGCTTTGACAACGTGCTTTCAGTTCCAAAAGAGGAGCAGTTGACCGTTGACAACCAAGAGGGCGTCACACAGGCATCGACTTTTACCTACAACCAAGCAACCACAACAACCAGCGTGGCATATGAGGGCATTATTGAGTTTACCAACGTAGACACAGCCAACTGGGGCAATAAAGAGTTTCAAGTAACCGTTGCGGTTGATACTGCTGGCGGTAACGTAGACTTGACTGACACCTTCCTGATTGAGGTTGGCGATTTAACGCTTGTTAGCGGTACAACATACCGAGCGACTGTAAGCACTTCATGGGCTGAAAACGCAACTGAAATTTTAAACACACGCTTTGAGCCTATAACTGACACTCGGATCACGGTGCAAGAAAACGACAACGAACTGGACACGGTGCTAATTAGTGAGGAATTGACAACGGACGACTACAACAACACGGAAACACTAAACAACGGTATAAACAAATATACTGGCGTTGTGACGGAGGTCATCGAAACAAGCCCAGTTAACACGACTGACATTGATTTTATCATTTCATTCCCACAAGGTTTGTACAGGCAGAATGACAACGGTTCTATTTCAAGGCGTACAACGAGTGTGGATATTGAGTATAAACTCGTCGGTGCTGGCTCTTATAGTCCAATTTCAGACGCAACAGACATTTATATCCGTGACCTAGACGGTGTTAAGCAACCGCTTTCAGGCTCGACAACAAGTGTTAGCGGTTCAACCGTTCACCTTGAAGCCCCTGACGATGTTAAACAGGCGAATGAGTTATTTTATAGGACTATCGGGATTGAGTTGCCACAAGGTCAATACACCGTTAGAGTTCGCTCCGCTGACTTGCTGGAAAAGTCTAGCCGTGATGTCGGCACAGTTACAATGAGCGAGTTTAACTTTCACGTTGATGGCGATGCCGTAAACTCCGACATATTGCCAAGCGTCAATCAAATTGCGGTCGAAGCGATTGCTTACAAGTCTTTGAGCGGTGAGTTGAAGAAGTACAACTACATCGGAAAGCTTGAATGCCCTGTGTGGAACGGTGCAGATTGGAGCACGGTTGCAGAAACACGCAACCCAGCGGCGATTGTGCGTTACCTATTAACTGACACAAAGGTCAACCCAAGGGCGGAAGATGTCAGCTTTATTGACAATGATAGCCTTGTGGACTTATACGACTTCTGTGAAACAAACAACTATTATGCTGACGGTTTAATCACAGAGGCGACAAAGGTTGGTGCGGTTATCGCTAAGATTTTGGACAACTGTAAAGCTGGCTTTACGCTTGTTGAAGGTAAGTATGTATTTGTTTTTGACGACCCTGACGCAGAGCCGATGGACATGTTCACGCCTCACAACTCGTGGGATTTCACATGGACACCAAACGCAGGGAAAACCGTTGACGCTTTGAGGGTTAAGTTTATCAATGAAGACACCTACACAGAGGACGAAGTAAGTCTTTACTATTACGATGGTGACGTTTACGAAACGCCCAAAGCTGGCACAAGCGATGTGGATTACCAGTTCGTTGTAGAGGAAAGCAAGTACATTAACAACCGTGACCACCTTGTTGACCGCTATTCTTACAGCTTGCGTAACATTCAAGAAAAGCGCAACAGTTTTGAATTTAGCGTAAACCTTGAAGGGCTAAACCGCAGACTGTTTGACCGTGTTTTAATCGCTAACACTTGCGATATGACAGGCGAGGTCACAGGCAACATTAAAGAGGTGTTAACAGACGGTGGCGACATTGTAGGATTTAAGCTTTACAGCCAAGTGGACATCCCCGACAAGGCTTCAATTTCAATCCGCTCTATTGATGCCCTAAACTCCACAAGCGTGATAAACGTCTATCCTGTAACAAACACAGGCTTTACGGATACGGTCACAATTGACCCGATAGCCAATAATGGTATAATAAAAGGCAAAGGTAGTATAAGCGGTTTTTCTAGTGGATACACTTGGGATTATGAGGGCGATTTGTTTGAAATTGGTAGCGGTAAAATTTACGAGGCGCTGATAACAAACATTAGATACAATGACGATTTGACAGCAACGATTGAGGCGAGAGAAGTATAATGCAAAAGACTTTAAAAGATATGGTGCAAGCTAAAAAAGAAGAGCTTACACTAAAACACAACCTCTATCTGCGCTCTATCGGCAAACCAGCCACAAACTTTAAGTATGACAATCCTGAACATGCCAACGGCGTGCCAATTCTTGCACGACCAAAGGTTAGCGACAGCGACCCGAACATTAAAACCGCCTTTGACAACTTCTCAATCATTCAGACAACCAAGTCGGGCTATATGTCTAACATTGTGAGAGAGTACACCGACAACTTCCCCGAAGCCGTAAAAGAGGCTTACAGAGAGTTTGACAGCCTAAACAGCACAAGCGCACTTTATAGCGACCTGATGATTTCTTGCGCTGGCTGGGGCAACACATTCACTCTTTGCGTTTTAGGTGACGACAGAAAAGTCCGTATTAAGCAAGTGCCAGCGTCAAGCGCATGGATTAGCAAGGTTGATGGCGAGGAACGTGGCTACGTTTTAGAGTGCCACAAAGACGTTGAGAAGGTTTATGAGTACACCGCAAGGGATTTGATTATCCACACCACAAAAGGTGGCTCAACCACGACAGAGCGAGTGCCACACGGTTTCTTTAGCGTTCCGCTTATTGAGTGGAAGAACAACGAACAGCGCAGAGGCAACGCACAAAAGGCGGTTGGATTGATTGATGCTTATGACCGCATCATTTCAGACAACGTGACAGAGTTTAGCGCATTCCGCAACGCTTATTTATTGCTCAAGGATATGGGAACTATTGACGACACAGTCAAAGCCGAGATGCAAAAGAGCGGTGTTTTTGTTGGTACTGGTGACGCTAAAGCAGAGTTTATCACAAAGGACATTAACCCAGCATTTGCGGAGATGGTCGCAAAAGAGGCGTGGTCAGGCATTTGGGTTTCAGCTTCAAGCGTTGACCCTAAAGCGTTGGCTTCACTATCTAATGCCACAGCTTTTCAGATTAGCCAGCTTTTCCGTTTAATGGAAGCAGACGCAAAGGTTACAGAGCGCAGTTGGCAACAATCACTTGAGAAGCTAGACCAGCTTTTGAAAGGCTTTTGGACAACAATTGGTGGCTTGCAGGATTACGACACAACGGAAATTTCCTACGACTTTAAACGCAACCTTCCAAAAGACAATATCCAAACGCTTGAAAGCTTGGAGCGTGCTGGCGTTGACTTGCCTCAATGGAAGCGCATCATGTTAGCCTTGGGCGTTGACGAAAAGACAGCTAAAGAACTGGCAGAGGAAGGTATGGCAGAGCGTGAGGCATCTTTGTCTAGTTTTGGTGAATGATTAGACCGCAAAAGAATTGGCAACAACTTGTAAAGCAGGCAGAGGCTAAGCGCATTGGCGATATGAATGCACAAGCCTTTTCTGTTATAGCGTCAATCAATAACTATCTAAGACAACTTATTCCATCTATTTACAGGGCATCACCCACACGTCAAGAGCAGATGCTTGGTCGTGTTGCCATTAAGGTCGGTGGCGACTATGCAGATTTATTGCGAAAGTACAAGCAGGACATCATAGACAGCCTCAACCGTTCATCTATTGAGCAAAGGTTTTTAGTTGTAAACACTTTAGGCGCAGAGCCTGAAATTGAGCCGTTTCCGTTTTATACTGAATTGCCAAGGCGTGACGAGTTCGCTATTACAAGGCGCATTCTAAGCGACAGGAGCATCACATTCAGAAGTCGTAAGATGGCAAAGGACATTACAAAGGTTATCAAGCAGTCCAACGAAGCAGGTTTATCAATCAACAGAACAACACGACAGATTGAAATAACGCTGGGATTGCGAAGCCGTGATGGCATGAGAATGACGGACAAGGGCAAGCGTTTGCTAAAAAGCGGTAAATTTTCGCACACCAACGGTCATTTCTATGATTTTTACCGTATAGCAAGAACTGAAACAATGCGCATGTCTTCCATACAGTCAAACAACCAATTCCGTGAACTTGTGCAAGGCGGTGAAGATGCACGCTTGCAGATGGTGTCAGTTATTGACAGCCGAACTCGTGAGCAGTCAGTTGAGATGAACGGACAGCTATCAAGGGAAGACGGCAAGTTTAAGTACCCGAACGGCTTTTATTATTTGCATGGTGAAGCGCCAGTAAGGTGGACAGCGAATGACCGTGAGAGTACCATAACGGTGTTTTTGGACGACCTAAAGCGTGGCGACAAAGTGTACAAAACAATCCAAGGCTATGAACGCTCCCTGTAATTGACACAAAACACAAAACAAGTGATAATATAGTCAGTTATTTTAAAAGGAGATATAACATATGACGACAGAAAACGGGGCGACTGCTGGGGACGTTGAAAACGTAAACAGCGAAGTTGAAACGCAGACCAGTCAAGGTGGGGGCGATAACGCAAACACAGAAGCTGAAAAATGGAAACAAGAGATTGCAACTCGTGACAAGAAGATTGCTGAACTTTTAAAGGCTGACAAACGCCTTAAAGAGATTGAGCAACAGCGAGAGGCGGAGAAGTTGGCACAGAAGACCACGGAAGAACAAATGGAGCATTACCGCCGAGAGGTTGAGGATATGCGCCGTGAGCAGGTTTTTTCTCGTGAGTTGTCGGCTTTAGGTGTTTCTGTTGAAGAGGCTAACAAGATATTGAAAGCTGGGACGGCAGAGGAGCAAGCGTCAGCACTTAAACAGCTTATTTTGTCACAGACAGAAAGGGCGGCTACATCTTCCGTTGAGGAGTTGAAGCAAAAGATGCTGAACGAAGCTACAAAAACTGTTCCTGACACAGACAAAAACATCACCGAAGACCCATTCATTGCGTCAATGCGCAAGGGTTCAGGTGTTTAAATAAGGAATATATATCATGGCAAACTCTATTGCTTTGGCGGATAAGTACCTACCAATTATTGACGAAGTTTACGCTAAGGAAAGCACATCTGCTGTTCTTGAAAGCCCTGACTTTGTCCGTAACTTTGACGGTGCAAACGCTGTAAAAATTATGTCAATCGCTACACAAGGCTTGGGCGATTACTCTCGAAACAATGGTTACGTTGATGGTGACATTACTGTGACATGGGAAACTCACACTCTAAGTGAAGACCGTGGACGCCGTTTTGTGCTTGACGCAATGGACAACGATGAAACTTTGGGTCAGTCCCTTGGTGCTTCTATGCGTGAGTTCATGCGTGTTGACGTGACTGCTGAAATTGACGCTTACCGTTTTGCGACACTTGCTGGCTTGGGTGGTACAACTGTATCTGCTGACCTTACAAGTGGTACAGCTAAAACCGCAGTTGATACAGCGATTGTTTCAATGAAGGAAAACGAAGTGCCATTGGAAGGTGGTTTCTTGTTCGTTACCCCAACAATCCTGAACGCAATTGAAGGTTCTTCACAGTTTACTTACAACGTAAACGCAGAAGTTGCTTCACCTCGTGACGGTCGCATTGTCGGCTCTTACAAGGGCTTGCAGATTGTTGAAGTTCCACAATCACGTTTTTACACTTCTATCGACTTGAATGACGGCACAACTGGCGGTCAGGAAAACGGTGGATATGTTAAAACGCCAACCACAGGTCGTGACCTTAACTTCCTAATCGTTGCACGAAATGCGGCGTTGCCAGTTGTTAAGCACAACCCATCTAACGTAATCAACCCTGATGATAACCAAACAGCAGACGGTTGGATTATGAAGTACCGTATTTACCACGACATCTTTGTTCCTGCGAACAAGACAGATGGCATTTACGTTCACCACAAAACATCTTAATGGTGTTCGGGGTGGTTTAACCGCCACCCCATTTTTTTTAATTAAGGAGATTTAAAAATGGCTAAGATTATCGGAAAAGAAAAAACAAAGCGCACTATCGGCTTGGAAGTTCCAGCCAAAAAAGGCGAAACATTGCGCCACGGCAAACCTGAAATCGTTGTAGAAGCGGTTGAAGTAAAAGAGCCTAAAGCGAAGTAATTAAAAGGGGTGTAAAAGCCCCTCTTATATAAAGGATTTTATCATGGCACTAGACCACAACCAGCAGACACTCACCTTAAATACCCTATACAAAGTTGACGCACTTTCAGAAAGCGACATTCAAAGAGATTTAGCCGCCTCGCTTTGGGTTAAGGACGGTTCAGTTAATTTGCACGGTTCAGATAGTGCTACACAGCCGACAAACCTTGCGGAAATGACGTTGAACGCAGAGGACACAGGGTTGGCTGGTAAAAATGAAGTTTCGACTGTTTGTAACTATATCGCATTAACTCAAAACAGCGGAACAACTACCGAGATTATTTTAAGCGGTATCGCTGGGACAGGTTTGGGTGCTATATCATGAGTGGAATGATTAAAAGACCCCAATTGCTAAAGGCTGTTGTTGTCAGGAGTGCCGAGCAATTAGCTAGCCCACAAAGCGACATTTTATACATTATTGACGGCGCTGTTGATATGGGAAACATGTCAATCGACCTAACCAATACAGATTTAAATATTTCAGGCGCAAACGGTGCAAGGGAAGTCGCAAAGCTGTTTTCAACAGAAGACAATCACACCATGTTTACAGGCAACCCTGCTGGCAACGTCTATATGACGGAAATGAGCCTTTGCACAACTGGTACAAATTCAAAACTGTTTGACATTACGAACGGCGGCAACGCTTCTTTTGAGTTTCAAAATATGAACTTTGGTGGTTTCGGTGCTGGTGATGGTGTAACTTCCTTGGGTGAGGTCAACAACTACCGACAAGGCTTTATGAGTGGTTGCGGTTTTTACTTTGTCGATGATGGTTTAACCCTGTCAGGCGCATGGAGTGGCTTTGTGGTTCAAGATAGTAACGTGATTAACCCAACCACAGCCATGACGCTTTTAAAAGAAGGTACGAGCCTCACGTTTAGCGGTTCTGTGCGTTCAAACATTAACTTTTTAAGCGTGAACTCCGCAAGCGTGCTGGCAGACTTTCAGGAAGCCAACTTCCTAAACAAGGGCGCATTCAGCTTGAACAACGTGCGGACGACTGCGACAAACGCCATTCCTAACATCGCCAGTTCAAGCGACTATGCAAGGTTCAGGAACTGTGACGGCATTAAAGACACATACATTGGTGGACAATGGAGTATCACATCACAGGCGACCACGACAATTACATCTGCCAATACACCTGTGAAGGTGGCTGGCACTACGACCTATGTGGACATGCAATGGTTCGAGGCGGTTGGCAACAATACTTACAGGTACACAGGGACGCAGACAATCGAGGTTGAGTGCAAGGGTGTTGTGTCCATGTCGGGTGGCAACAACGACCAAGCAAGCATCTTTTTCAGGCATTATGACGACAGCGAGGCTCTATACGTTGACGCACCAAAAACGCAAGCCACTTTAAACGGTGGTGGAGCAGGAAACAGGGCTGAGGGCGTGCCGTTCTTTGGTTACTTCACCGTTAACCAAAACGACTTAATTGAGGTATGGGTTGAGAACAACACCGACACGTCAAATATTACAGTCGTGAACGGTGGCTTAACGTCAGTTACCAAAAGAGCCAGTTAAGTGATACAATATACTAAAATGAGAGGTTAAACATGACAAGAGCAGTACCAAGTTTGCCCGAAAAGGTCACGTTAGACGCAACAGATGAGCTGTTGGTTTCTGACATTTCCGCTGGGGTTTCAAGAAAAGTTAAAGCTGAAAATATCGCAAGCGGTGTTGATAAGGGCAGTTTGAGTGGTGAGTTGATTTCCGCTGATGCTGATAACTTGCTAGAACAAGGAACAGACAGTCTTTTAAAGGTTGATGCTGATACGGTTAACAGCGGTGATGCCGACAACCTTATGCAAGTATCTGCCAACAAGCTAAAGGTTGATGCGGATAATCTGATTTCAGCAGATGCAAACAACACTTTAACCAAAGGCGCAGATGAAAAGCTTGCGGTGCAAGTTTCTGACATTAACAGCGGTGATGCTGACAACCTTTTGACAGAGGTTTCAGGCAAGATAAAGGCTGATGCAAGTGACTTTATTAGTGCTGACGCTGGCAACTTCATTGTTGAGGGTACAGACAACGCTTTGAAAGTTGATGCGTCAAGTTCGATTTCAACAGACGGAAGCAATGCAATTGTAGCTGGTTCTGACGGTGGTTTATTTGTTGCGCCAGCGGCGGTTGCAAATGCCACCGAAACGGTTGCAGGTGTTGTGGAGTTGGCAACAGACGCAGAGGTTAAAGCAGAAACAGCCACAGGTGGCACAGGCGCAAGCTTGGTTGCTACTCCAGCCAATATGATTGAGCATAACGGCGTTTGCAAGGCTTGGGTCAATTTCAATGGCGTTGGTACGGTTGCAATTCGTGACAGCTACAACGTGTCCTCTATAACAGACAACGGCACAGGTGAGTATACGATTAACTATTCCGTGACATTTGCCAACAACGATTATGCGATTTCAGGTGCATGCGCACTCGCTGACGATGGGGTTACGACAAACGCCGCTCTGTTCGCAATTAGCAGGGCGGTTGGTGCGATGCAGAACACCTCAACAAGAATTAGGACAAGCAACTCCTCAAACGGTGGGGCGTTAGACCACGAATTTGTTACGGCAATGACAATGGGAGAATTAGCATAATGGACAAGAGAATTGTATTTAAAAAGCTAGACGGTGGTGTTGGCGTGATTATTCCATCACCAAAGTGGCAAGGCACTTTAGAAGAGTTGGCAGAAAAAGACGTACCAAGCGGACTAGAGTGGCGAATTATTGACGCTGACCAGCTACCTTGTGACCGCACGTTCCGAGATGCGTGGACGGACGACCTACCAACTGAAACGGTGGACGTTGACTATGCCAAGGCATGCGACATTAAAATGGCTGAAATTCGTGCCAAGCGTGATGAAAAGCTTGCGGAGTTGGACATTGAAACCATGAAGGGCGTAGACGTTCAAGCTGAAAAGCAAGTTTTGCGTGACCTCCCTGAAACGGTAGAGCTTCCTGAAACTGTCGAGGCGTTGGCTGAATTTGTCCCTGACGTTTTGAAATAGTGAATAACTGGTGTACTATTATTATATATCCATAGTGATAGGCACATTAAGTAAGAGCGAGAGATGAAAAGTGGACGGATTAACAGCGGAAGAAAGGGTACTGGCTTGGCAAAGTGGCTGGCATCCTTCCTTTGCTGGGGTCGCCATAGTGAACTCGGATTTCACGTTTCGTTCTGTCAATCCCCAATTTTGCAAGATTTTGGGTGTTACCCCAGCGGATTTGCTGGAAAACAGATTTCAGGACATTACACACCCCGACAGCAAGAAAATAGACGAGCGCAACGCAAAGCTGGTGAGAGATGGCAAGATAGACTTTTACTTGCTGAAAAAGTCGTACCTATTCGAGGGGGGCAGGGAAGTGAAGGTGGTGTTGCTGGTAACGAGAGTGCCGACAGGCGACCAGCCGTTCAAGTTCTTCCTGTCGAGGATAATGCTGGACGAGAGTGGAAAGCCAGCACAATCACTGTCGGATATATCCCACCTGAAACAGACAAAAACGGTCATGGACACATTGATATCGAATGGTAAGGGGTTGATAGCCCTTGCTGGTATACTTGGTGCGTGCGTGGCGGCATTTATGGGGGCTTTCCAATGAAGCTAAGATACTTCACCAAAGATGAAATAAACTTTGTTTCTTTTGGCTGTGAGGACGGTTTTGACAGAATGAGCGTCAAGGCTCTTATAAAGTTTGATGAACTGCGTCACCAGCTTGGCTTCCCATTGCACCCGACCTGCGCATTTAGAACTGTTGATTTTGACAAGACCAAAGGAAGAAGCGGAAATTCAACGCATACAAAAGGCATAGCAATGGATTTTAGCGTACCCGACCATGACACAGCAATGCGCATTATGTCCAAGGCGTATGATTTGGGTTTTCGTGGTATAGCGTATAATATAAAGAGGAAGTTTGTCCACGTTGATTGCCGTGATGGCGACTTGGCGATGTGGCAATATTAACAATCTAAGGAGAAGACCTATGGATATTTGGAACACAGTAACAAGCTTTTTGCCATTGGTGATTGATAGCGTTGCATCGCCTGTGCTGACAACCGTTGGCGGTTTTGCATTGGTTGCGTCAGTTTTTACCAAGCCACAAAGCCAGTACGGTAAGAAATTGCATTGGCTGATTAACTTGCTTGGGGCGAACGTGCTTAAAGCTAAGAACAAAGACTAAACGAAAGGGGGCGATTTTTGCCCCCTTCTTCTTTTGGGGTATAATTAAGAAAAATAAGGAGTTATTGAAATGTTGTTTAGCGGTAAAGACGGCAAAGAGTGCAGACTTTGCGGAGAGTGGAAAAAATACAGCGAATTTTCCAAGCGCAAGGAGGCAAAAGACGGTTACAGGACAGAATGCAAAAACTGTCGGTCAAGCCGAAACGGTGAATACAACAGGAAGATTAAGCAAAAGTCCACCATGACCACACTGATTATACCCGACCTTCAAGCCCCATTCCACCATGAAGATGCTTTGCACTTCTTAAAATCGGTTAGGGACGAGTTTTTGCCTGATGAAGTTGTCTGCATTGGTGACGAATTTGATTTTTACTGGCTAAGTGATTATGGGACAGACCCTGACTTTGACAACCCCGAAGGTGAATATTACAAGGCAAGGGCTTTTTGGCAGTCTTTATTTAAGGAGTTTCCGAAAGGTGTTGGCGTTCACTCAAACCATGTAAAAGGTCGATTGGACAGAAAGCGCAAGAGCGCAAAGTTGCCAACTCATTTTCTAAGAAGTCTTGAGGAGATTATTGGCGCACCCGAAGGGTGGAAGTGGGTGGATGAGTACATCACGCAAGGTACTGTTTGCAGACATGGGCACGCTGACGGTAAAAGCGCAAAAGTGAATTTAGAAAAGATTAACCACTTCAATTTGTTTACAGATGCCAAGCCTTACAACCTTTGCCTCGGACACCATCACACGCTTATAGGCTCGACAGATGTTCCTATGGGTCAGCATGTTGCTTGGATGGCTTTCAGCGGTTCGTTAATTGACAGAAAGGCGCACGCTTTCAGATACACCAACAAGCCGCCTATGCTTGGATGTGGAATGATTAGGGACGGCAGATTTTTCCCTGTCATAATGAAGCTGGATAAAAATGACAGATGGGTTGGTGAACTGTGAGCGATTATCTGACAGAGGTTGAAGAGATTGAACGCTGTCACGTCCTAGTATACGACAAAGACAATTTCAACGGTATGCAGTCAGGCATTGCCGAGGTGGACGCACTAGATGACGGTGAAATATACGTCATGCTG